CTAGATAAGCGTTGGTTGAATTGCGGGAGGGGCTTGGATACGCCACACTTTGCACAAGTTTTGTAATCCTTTTGCATATGAAAGACCTTTCTTTTAAGTCAACTACACCCACTTGTTGCTCGACCATACCCACCATTTTTCGAGTGCGGACACACTGGTGGGTGCGGTGTTTGTGCCCGTGAATGCTGAGAATTCTACCATTCCATCCCTCGATACCTATCTGATTTTGGAGGAACCAAAACCTTTTTTCTTTTTTTCAAGAAAAACCATACCCACTCACCCATATATATATATATTTATCTTTTTATCTCTTATATATATATAGGTATTGTGGGCTGGACAACGCAAGAATCCCCGCCAGTGCTGGAAAAATTTCGCACCCAGTAGTGTGTCCAGACGCGAAAAATGGTGGGTATGATACCCACTACTGTATAAAAACACAGTAGAAGGAAGTAGTATGAGAACTCGCAGACATTTTGTCTGCGAGTTGAGGGGTTTCAGAGGAGTTTGAGCTGTGTGCACTGAGCTTTTACCTCTTTCCATTCCTCTTGCCACCGCGCTTGTCGCAGTGCTTCGGCACGCCGTGGGTCTTTGCGCCTGAGTTCTTCGTCTTGTTTGAGTTGGGCTTTGAGGGCGCTGAGTTTGGCTTTGATTGCGGGTTTCATGGCTTTCCTTTCAGACGAACAGATACCAGATGGGTGTGAATGTGCGCTTGCAGGCGATAGCCGTGCGGTATTCATGCGCGAGGATTTGGCGGATTTCTTTGAGTTGAGACTTGGTCATGATGCTTTCCTTTGGTTTAATAGTTGCGGAAGGTTGGGTTGTCTGCCAAGAACGCTTTGAGTTCTACGCCAAGGGCTTTAGCCCAACGGCGTTTGTTCGTGCGGAAGCAGTAGTCTTGAAGGGTTACGAGTCGCAGGTAGTGTTGTGTCATGATGCTTTCCTAAAGATGTTTGACAGAAAAAAGAATAGCGGTGGGACTCGACATCCACACCGCTTTGAAAAAACTCGCAGACAAGATGTCTGCCAGTTTCAGATTGAAGCCAAGAAGCGGCGCTTCTCAGCCGCAGTCATTGCCTCATACGCTGACACAAGACGAGCCACCTTGTCTTTCTTCTTGCTTGTCTTTGGTTTCTTTGCGTCAGCTTCCACATCCACAAAGATGTTGGCGAGAATCCTGTCGGTGCGTCTCTGCTCGGCAGTACCTCGCCCAAATGTCCAACCCCGCTGACCCTCGTAAGGCTTGCGTGTGACATTGGGCAGTTGCGTCACATAGAACACGACATAAGGCAATGCATCCTTGCGTGTGCCGACACCATTACTCAGCAATGCACCTAGCAAACTGGCAGACTCGATGTCTGCGAGTTTCAGAGTAGGCACGATTGCACGATAGATGTTTGCATTGATTGCTGTTGCGACTGTTGCGAGTTTCATAGATAGCTCTCCAAAAGAAAAACCCCGCAACTGGCGGGGCGACAGAACGACTGAGTTCCCCCAATCGATAAATCTATTATAGCACAAACGAGTTTCACAATACCCTTGACATGAAAAATCGTAATACCTTAGACCCCACCATACCCCCACCACCCCTTGTGGGCAGCGATGACCCACTTGGTCGTGAACACTATTCCCCACCCGCTTCGAGTATTCCTGTAATACTTATCCCCTACACCCCAAAATTTTATAAAAATTCAAAATAACCTGTGTCAAACGATGGACAGTCTCATGTAAAAAAAACCCCCCGGCATTGCTGACGAGGGGTGTTAACAGTTGGGTCACAACTGAGGAGAGAGCAAGTGCTTGCGCAACTGCTGGGAATAAGTGTACACTGCACCCCAACGCGCAACAACCCTGTGAAAAAACACAGCAATCAAAATGTTGGAGCATTTGGTGCAATTTTCACCAGACGACGCCGGTCTGGAAGATTTCGTAACGATTGATGCTGTAGATACAGCGGATCTCCTGTCGGCGCAAATTGCCACAGCCGAGTGGTTAGAAGAACTCGGGGCCACGCCAGATGATGAGGTCAGCGCCCAAGCCCAGACGGCGGCAGCCCGCGAAGCATTCAAAGTGGTCATTGCTGACCAAGACCCCCACGACCAGAAAACAAAACTGCTCCAGCTCAAGACCCCGGCGGCGGTGCGGCACATCACGGGCATGCTGACGGCATATGACTGGGAGTTTGTGGCCATGGCCAAAGAACTCCGTGGGTACACGGTGGCTAAACTGTTTGAGGAAACCCAGTCCCCCAACGCCAACATCCGCCTGAAAGCACTGGGCCTGCTGGGCAAAGTCACGGAAGTCGGGCTGTTCACAGACAAGATCGAGGTCAAGAAGACAGACCTGACCGACGAAGAAATCGACAAGAAGCTCAAGGACAAGCTGGCCAAGTTCATGGGCGTGACCGACGCTGAACCGATTGAGGACATAGAAATAAACACACCAGAAACCACCGATGAAACTCAGCAACCTGACGCTCAGCCCGACTGAAATTCAGGCTATCCAAAAAGCCCTCCCCACCATGACTTTGCAGGAAAAGGTGGAGCTGATGGACATGCTGGAGGAGCGCGAGAAGCGGTACAAGCTGGTGGCTGGCCGCACGGACATGATTGAGTTTGCCAAACATGTCTACCCCGGGTTCAAGGTGGGGCCGCACCACAGGAAGCTGGCCAAGATATTCCAAGATGTGATTGACGGCAAAAAGAAGCGCGTCATCATCAACATCGCCCCGCGTATGGGTAAGTCGGAGTTCTCCAGCTATCTGTTCCCCGCGTTCTTTCTAGGTAATTTCCCTAATAAGAAAATCATCATGGGAACGCACACGGCATCGCTGTCCGAGGACTTCGGCCGAAGAGTCAGAAACTTACTGGACGACGAGCAATACCATGAACTCTTTCCTCAAACTCTTGTGGCAGACGACCAGAAAGCTGCTGGCAAATGGAGCACTGCGGCTGGCGGTCAGTATTACGCGGCTGGTGTTGGCGGTGCTCTTGCCGGTCGTGGTGCTGATCTGTTTGTTATTGACGACCCACATTCGGAACAGGACGTAAAGGCCAACAGCCGACTGGCGTTTGACACGGCGTGGTCTTGGTTTCAGACCGGCCCATTGCAGCGATTGATGCCGGGCGGGGCGATCATTGTCATCATGACGCGCTGGGGGCCACTGGACCTGACTGGCCGTTTGATCGACTACCAAGTAAAGAACCCCGACTCTCCCACATGGGAGATTGTGGAGCTGCCAGCCATACTGAACGAGAACACAGAGAACGAGAAATCGCTCTGGCCAGAGCAGTGGCCGCTGGAGGCCCTCCTGAGCGCCAAGTCCTCAATGGATCCTCGGTACTGGAACGCGCAGTACATGCAGCAGCCTACCTCGGACACTGCGGCGATCATCAGCAGAAAGCACTGGCGCATCTGGCCAAGCGACACACCGCCTGACTGTGAGTACATAATTCAGAGCTGGGATACGGCGCACGAGACAAAGAGCACATCTGACTACAGTGCGTGCACAACGTGGGGTGTGTTCTACAACGAGGAAGAGAACAGCCAAGCGCAGGTGATTCTGCTTGACGCGTTCAAGGACAGGATGGCGTTTCCGGAGCTAAAGCAAGTGGCCTTCAAGCAATGGACGGAGTGGGAGCCGGATGCGTTCATCGTGGAGAAGAAAGCCGCCGGTGGCCCGCTGATCCAAGAGCTGCGCAACATGGGCATCCCTGTACAAGAATTTACACCCAGCCGTGGAAACGATAAGATGGTGCGTGTCAACGCCGTGGCCGACATGTTTGCTTCTGGGCTGATATGGGCACCTGACACACGCTGGGCACGAGAAGTCATTGAGGAAGTCGCGGCCTTCCCTGTGGGGGAGAACGATGACTATGTGGACACGACCACACAAGCACTGCTTCGAGTCAGACAAGGTGGCTTCATCAGGATTGACACAGATGAGCCAGACGAACCAAGATTTTTCAAACGCCGATCTGCGGCGTACTACTGAGGATAAATGATGGCAACCAATATTGATAAAGCTCTGTACCAACAACCCCAAGGCATAGAGTCGCTTGCCCAAGACGAAGAAGCCATTGAGATTGAGATCATTGACCCAGAAGCGGTCAATATTGAAATTGGAGACATGGAACTGAGTATTGTTCCCGGCGAAGACGAAGACACCTTTAACGAAAACTTGGCCGACATCCTCCCCGAAGATGAGATCATGGAGATGGCTTCTAACTTGGCCGGGGACATCGAACAAGACAGGAACTCCCGCAAGGACTGGGAGAAAGCCTATACAGAAGGTTTGAAACTGTTGGGTTTGCAGTACGAAGAACGCACGGAGCCGTGGAACGGCGCGTCGGGCGTGTTCCACCCCATGATTACCGAGGCTGTGGTGCGTTTTCAATCAGAGACCATCACAGAGACATTCCCTGCGCAAGGGCCGGTACGTACAAAAATTCTGGGCAAAGAAACGCCGGACAAGCAAGAAGCGGCCGTGCGTGTCCAAGAAGACATGAACTACGAGTTGACTGAGGTCATGCGTGAGTTCCGCCCCGAGCATGAGCGCATGTTGTGGAGCTTGCCAGCTACGGGTTCTGCGTTCAAGAAGGTGTACTACGACCCGAACCTTGGCCGTCAAGTATCAATATTTGTACCGGCAGAAGACATCATCCTGCCCTACGGCACGACCGACTTGGACACCTGCTACCGCCTGACGCACGTCATGCGCAAGACAAAGAACGAGATCATCAAGCTTCAGAAAGCCGGTTTCTACCGCGACATTGATCTGCCTGACCCAAGCAAAGAACAAGACAACATCAAGAAGGCCAAGGACAAAGAGACAGGGTTCTCCGACCTGAACGACGACAGATACACGCTGTATGAGGCCCACGTTGACTTGGTGCTCAAAGGCGACGAAGACATGGGCGACGACGATGAGCCGACAGAAATCACAAGGCCATACGTAGTTACCCTAATCAAAGGCTCGAACGATGTT